CTTTAGCAAACCCACCTGAATGGATGAAAGGATTGATATGAAGGTAGTCTGCTTTTATTGGCAAGGAGATCGTTGGACGAATGATGGTTTAGAGGTAACTTACATCAACCATCTTTTCAGGGGTGTTACCAGAAAAATGACACAGTCGTTCGATTTCATTTGCTTCACCAATGAGGACTTGGAAGGTCTGGATGAGGGGATTGAAGCAAGGCCGTTCCGAGTTCCGAGCAATAAAGGTGTACTGCCCCGTCTTTTCATGTTCAGTGGTGAGAGTGGACTGTTTGGACATCAGGTATTGGCAATAGACCTTGACGTAATCATTGTAGGTTCATTGAAGGACATTGCTGGGTACTCCGGGCCGTTCTGTACTAGGTCTAAATTTAAACAGGGTGAAGAATGGAAACTTGACGGGGACATCATGTCTTTCCAAGCCAATAAAACGAATGAGGCTCGGTTCTGGACACCGTTTGACAAGAATCCTGAAGAAGTTGTAAACATTACGGGTGGGCGGGAGCGTTACTGGTTCCGTCATGTCGTAGGTGAGCAAGGATGTGATAGATGGAATATTATGCTCCCTGGACAAGTGGTGAGCTACAAAAGACATGTTCTACGGGCGGGTAGTCCACCACAAAATGCAAGGATTGTCTCTTGTCATGGTGATCCACGTCCTCACCAAATCATGGATAGAGAATGGGTACAGGAGAATTGGAAGTAATGCAAGAACCTATACTGATTACCGGAATGGCTAGATCAGGGACATCCCTGATTGCTGGTATAATTCATTACTGTGGTGCTTGGGGTGGGGATATGACCGGCCCGACAAGGAACAATAAAAAGGGGCAGTTTGAAAATAACTATCTCAGGGATAGTGTAACCAAACCAGCACTTCGAGCAATGGGTTGTGATCCATTAGGCCAAAGCAAAATACCGGATACAAAGACAATGCTAATTGACCCCAACTGGAGAAATCGAGTGCTTGCGGCTATGCACGATCAGGGTTTGCGAGATCAACTCTGGATGTATAAAGGGGCGAAGATGTGTCTTATGTGGCCTCAATGGAATGAGGCGTTTCCTAAGGCCAAGTGGATTATTGTACGGCGTGATGAAGCTAGTGTAATTAAATCCTGTCTCAAAACGTCTTTCATGCGGGCATACCACAATGAAGCAGGTTGGAAAAAATGGTGTAATCAGCACATTCTTAAATTTAATGAAATGTTAGAAGCTGGACTTGACATATCCGTAGTTTGGTCGCCGAGAGTAATGTCTGGGGACTTCCATGAAATACGTGATGCAGTCGAGCATGTTGGTTTGGAATGGAATGAAGAAAAAGTAAGGCAATTTGTCACACCTGAAATATGGCATGGTGAGGTAACAAAATGACGGCAAGAGTAGTTGATACTGATGTTGAAAGCATAATTGATGTAGACAGCAGTCTCGATGTAGACATTTTCATCGGAATGGCTCATCTACTGACTGATAATGTTCTGTCTGCATCTGGTTTGAGTGAGGATACTTTGACAGAGATTGAACGTCTATTGGCCGCTCACTTCATCACTGTCAAATACCCACAGACTAAATCAGAGCAAATCGGGGATGTTCGGAAATCATTTGTAGGGGATGCTCTTGGTACGGTAGGACTTGGCTTGAAAGGTTCTACTTATGGACAAGCTGCAATGACAATGGACACCTCTGGTCTACTTAAAAGAGAGAATGCACCTAAAGGTGGCGGCACTGTTATTTTCAAGGCTTTGTAAGGAGTTGTTATGAGAAAAGTATTAAAAGATGCAGCTTTTGAATGGAGATTTACTTTATATAGTAAGTCTGGTTCAGTTAATCCTATTTTATCTACCGACCCAAGTTTCGGAGTTTTAGTTAAAAATCCTGCTGGGGTGGTAACTCCATTACAAGGTCTTTCTATTACAGAAGATCATGTTGATATTACCGATGATGGTACGTATGATGCTAACTTTTTCAAATGTACTATTGCCGCAACATATACTGCAACTTTAGGAATTGTATCTGTAATGGCTGTTCATGCTGATGCTATTCCATTTTATGAAAATATTGAGGTTGCTACTTCTATAGTTACTGCTGTTTACGAATCAGAAGGGGTTATTGTATGAGTATCATTCGTGGAACAAATGTAACTGTAACTGTTCAATTCAAAGTGAGTGGTGTTCTTGTTGATCCTGTAACAATCAACTGGTTCAAGATTTACAATCCGTCTGGTGTTGCCGTTGCTACAGTAATAACGACTCGACTTTCTGTTGGTGTGCATCGCGCAACATATACTGTCCCTGCAACTGCTGTTATTGGTTTATGGAGCTTGCGTTGGAGTTGGATAGGTACATCCGGCATGGCTACACTTGTTCAAAGTCAATCCTTTTCAGTAGTTAAACGACAAGCAGTCCACACATATCTTGCTCAAATGCTTCCCGACATAGCTGTTTATTGGGGTAATCCGATAATGGGTGGACAGGGTAATTACACTTACAATGACCCGATTGAAATACGTTGTCGGTGGGAGAACAAGACGGAACTGTTTGTAGACGCTCACGGGGTTGAACAAAAATCAGTAGCTGTGATTTACACGGATCAAGAACTGGACAATGAAGGACAGTTGATGTTAGGCGAATTGATTGACTTGGATTCAGATGAGCAGCCACCGGCAGATACGGAACGGGCCTATCGAATCAGGAAAACACTTGTCAATCATCAAATACTTGGACAAATCAAGGTGGTGAAAATATGGCTGTAGGTGGACTCAAAGAAGTTGAAAAGCATCTGAACAATTTGATTAAGGCAATGGGTAAGGCTTCCCAAGAAGGACTTAATCGAGGTGCTATTGTTCTGCATAAAAAAGCTATTGATATGTCTCCATTCGTTACCGGTGATTTAATTGCCAGTAGCTATATTGTGTCTAAAGATGGAATGTCAGTAGGGGATTCCTCTAGTTTCTCCAGTGGACGGGGAACAACAAGTGGGGCGGGTGAAGATGGTGGATTTTTAAATGCTAAAGAAGCACCACAACATTATGGCATGGAATCTAATCACATCCAATCAATGTCTGTTGCTACAGCCAAAGCAAAGGAAAAACGTGGTGCTTGTACTATCGTTGGATTTTCAGCTTACTACGCTTCAGAGGTACACGAAAATCCAACTACAGGTAGGTCGTTAAGAGGTTCACGAGTTGGTATGTGGAAATTCCTTCAAAATGCCGCTTATGGGAACAGACAAGAAATTGCCGCAGCGGTTCACAAAGATATGAAACAAAACTTTGGCTTTGGTAGCCTCCGAGCTATGATGGGTAAATAAATGAGCGATCCTGCAACTGACATAGCCGCTTTGATAGAAGAATTAAATCTTGGTACACTTGGAACTGATTTATTTGTCAATGAAGAACCAGGTAAACCAGATGCAACAATTACTGTCTTTGATTCAGGTGGTGTGTCCCCTGACTTGACATTCGACGGTGAGAATATCTACTATCCTACTGTAATGGTGCGGGTACGTGGACGAACGGACAAACAAGCAATAACTTATGATTTAGCTGAAAGTATCCGAGACGCTTTGCATGGGTTATATCAAACAACAGTAGATGGAACGGTCTATCTTCTGGTACAAGCCAGTGGTGATATAGTACGGGTTGGTCGGGATGAAAATAACCGGCCTATGTTTACAGTAAACTTTCGATTGATGAGAGTATAGAAAAGGAGAACGAAATGGCTTCAAAAGCATTTGCCGGTGTAGGAACTGAATTTTTTTATTTCGATCATGGAGTCACTCCCAGTGGGTGGCAAAAATTGGCTGAGGTTAAGAAAATCTCTGGCCCGAACAAAAAGCGGGATACTGCTGATGTAACGAACATGGATTCTTTGGATGGTTACAAAGAGTTTATTGCTACATTCAGGGATGCTGGAGAAGTGTCGCTCGATATGAACTTTACCCGTGATTCTTTTGAAGTGGCGAATGAACTGTTTGAATCTGATGACAGACAGGCATTTCAGATTATCTTTTCCGATATTGAAAAATCCACGTTCTATTTTGAGGGATTTGTGACCGGATTGGATATGGACGCTTCTACGACTGAGGCTGTTACGTCTAAAATGACAATCAAAATCAGTGGCAAGCCGACTCTGGATTCAGGTAGTGTATCTGCATCACCGAGTGGACTTGATCTCTAATTAGGAATGAGAAGGGGGTTTAAGGTTATGGGTAATTTCTTGACTAAAGCGGAAATTTTGGGTGTGCAAGACATTAAGGTAGAACCAGTCGAGGTTCCGGCTTGGAACGCAACAGTGTACGTGCGGGTTCTACCTTCGGCTGTCAGGGACGCATTCGAGGCAAAGACATTCTCAGACGATAAACGGCCCAAAGAAGTATCCATGAGGAACTTCAGAGCACGTTTGGTGGCTCTTTGCCTTTGTGACCAAGAGGGTATTCCCTTGTTTAACGATGCTAAAGATGCTGAATTGCTCGGAGCTAAGAGCAGTTTGGCTATCAGTACCATTTTTGATAAATGTGCTGAACTGAATGGCATCACTGAGAAGAAACAAGAGGAATTGATAAAAAACTCCGAGAACACCCAGAGCGAAGATTCCGATTCCGTCTCTGCCTAGCTTTGGGTGTTCCACATCCTGAATTTCTAGGAAGGATTTTAGATGCACAACAGATGGCCGAATGGGAAGCGTACTTTCGATGTGAGCCACATGGTGAAGAGCGGGCAGACTGGCACGCGGCACAAATTTGTTCGATTTTAGCCGAGGTCAATCGTGACAGAGATAAGAAACATGATGCTTACACTATCCATGATTTTAAACTGGACTTCTTCAAAGAAGATGGGCCAGAGCAATCTATGGAAGATATGAAGTCTATCATGATGTCTATGGTAAGAGGGAAATAACATGGCTGGATTTGATATGAACATGGGCGGAATTTACATGACGTTGGAACTGCGTTATGCCAAATTCATGAAAGATTCAGAAGATGTTAAGGCACGATTGACTAAGTTGGAAGAAATAGTTATTAAGTCATGTAAGAATATTGAAGAGAGGAAGGCTCGATCAGATAGGAACATACTGGAACAAGACCGGATCGCCGGTGATAAATTGAAGAGTCAGCAGGATGCTATGCGGGCAAGAGAAGAAGCAGCGGAAAGAGCGGCGGATGCCAGGCATCAAAGTGCATGGTCTAAAAGGATAACACAAGAGCAAGCAGCAAATGAAAAAATACAAAGTCAATATCTTGCATCTCGCCAAAAATTTATGGCTGGTATTCCCGCTTTAGAAGCAAAGATGGCTGCACAGGCTCCGTCAAGATTAGTCAGTCGTGCTTCTAAAGGCATGGGTATGCCAGGTATGGTAAGTAATATCATGTCTGACTTTGGCGGTGGGCCTAATGTTGCTCCTGGAAGTGTTTCCGCATTTAGTTCTGCTATGAGTTCTATGTTCCCTTCTTTTATTGGTGCATTCGCTGGTTTGAAAAGTGCGGGAGTATCAGCATTTAATACTTTAAAATCTGGTGTGGCCTCTGTTCAATCCGGTTTTAAAGCAATGGGGAATGCTATTGCACATCCCATTACTACTCTGAAAACGGGTTTTAATGCAGCAGTCAATGGTGCTGTCAAATTAGCGTCTACACCAGTTTCAATATCCGGTGCATTTAAAGCAATGGGTTCAGTAGCAATGACAGCATTTAGTGGTATAAAAGCTGTGGGTGGTACAGCTTTCAGTGCTATGAAATCCGGTTTTTCTGCTGTACTTGGAGCGGGGCGTGCATTTGGCAGTGTTATTTCATCTATAGGTTCTTCTCTTGTTTCTCTCCCTGGATTACTTGTTGCTTATGGCTTGAGTCGTATAGCAAAAGAAATGGTAAGTATATCCTCTGAATTTGAACGACTCACCATTGCATTGGACACACTTACCAAAGGTAAAGGCGTGGCCACATTCGATGCTTTGAATGCTTGGGCTATGAGAATGCCGATTGGCACAAAAGAAGCCATTGACCAGTTCGTTAAGCTCAAGGCATATGGTTTGTCCCCGACAGTTAAGGACATGACAACTTTGGTAGATACGGTTAGTGCTTTAGGTGGGGGTGCTGATAAAATGCAACGAATTGCTTTGGCTATTGGACAGATATACACTAAGGGCCGTTTACAGTCTCAAGAGTTACGTCAATTAGCTGAGGCCGGTGTTCCCGCTTACGAAATAATCTTGACAAAATTAGGTTTGACTGGTACGGAACTTGACAAAATAGGATTCAAGGGAATTTCTGCGAACAAAGCACTGAAAGCAATTATGGAAGGATTACAAGAAAAGTTTGGTGGATTGTCTAAAAAGATGATGTCTACTTGGTCTGGATTGGTGGAAACATTAAAATCAATATGGGTAGAATGGGCCAGGGTTGTTATGAACTCAGGGCCGTTCCAGGTATTGAAAAAGGCATTGCAGGGTTTTATTGACTATCTTAGTTCACAAAAAGGTCGTCTATTTTTAGGTGATATGGCAGAAATGGCAGTGGGTGGTATTTTAAAAGCATTCAAATTTATTGTTACTGCTGCTAAACTTTTAGATAATGTCTGGGACTCTATCAAGAATGGACTTAATGAGATTAAGAGTGTGGCGGGTAGTTTAGCTGGTGTTTTTTCTTGGGTCTTTGCTAGAATAATAGGGGTCATTTCTTTAATTAATCCTGAATTAGCAAAAAGTTTAGACCCATCAAAAGCCGTTCTCGGAATGGATACTGTATTTAAGGTCATGCGAAAGTATTTTCAATTTGTTCAAATAGGATACTATACACTTAAAATGATGTTCACTGGAATTATCTCTGGTATATTTACTGGAATTTCTACCATAATAGGTTCTATTGGGACTATGATTAATAAAATTTTAGAAGGGGTGGACAATATTGGTGTTTCCCTTATCGAAATGAATAATAAATTTGTATGGGAATCCCCTATGATGTCATGGCTTGTTGGTGCTGATTTAAAACCTATGTCTGGAATGAAGAAGTCCAAAAAGATTGATATGAGTGGTGCTACAAATTCATTGGACAATGTTGCTGATTCAATGAAACAAAGTGCTATTAATGCAGGGGATGACATGAGGGGTGTCTACGACAAAATGACGGGTCAAAAACTATCCCCATTCGATAACTCTGAAATAGACCAGGGGCTTGATAAATTTATCGGTTCTATTGATGAAGCATTAAAAGCACTTGAAGAAGGCAATTTAAAACAAAGTTTTCAACGCGGTTCATTCATGCCTGAATATAACAAAATGCAAGAGTTCCCCGGTGGTGTTGGTATTGGCTATAATCCTGGTGGTGATTTAAGAAACGATGGTGCTGATGCAATGGCCGCCGCTGCGGAAAAGACAGTTCCTATATGGGAGAACGGTGCTAAAATGATGTATGACAAAGGCTCCGGTGGTTTAGTTCCGTGGAAAGACTTGGGTGGTAATGTAGAAAAGGCATCTAAAGGTTTTGGTAAACTCACTGAAGAAATGCAAAAGAACATGACAGCCGTAGACAAATTCCGTCTTGGTATTAAGGAAACTTACCAAGTCGAACTGAAAGTGGGTGGGCCTAATATGTCCCTCGCACGAACTAAGCAAAAAGCGGATGCTATTATGAAAGCCTACATTAACTCTATCACTGGTGGTGGTTCTATGGGGAAAGCCAGTGCCATTTTCAATCCACTCGCGGGCATTATGAATAGTGATAGAGGAGCCACCATGACCCCTAATTACCCACACTTTGCTTCTGGTGGTGTTGTGGGGGGTGGCCCTGGTAGTTCACAACTTGCGGTGGTGCATGGTGGTGAGGTTGTGTTCACCCAAGGACAACTCAGGGCATTGGCTCAATCCGGTGGGTCTAATGGACGGCAGGACATTCACACACATCTTGAAATAGGTGGGCGTGAATTTGCCAAGGCAGTTACCAGAGTAGATTCAAACAGAGGACGTGTATAATGGCTATTCGATTCGGTACAATAAATTTAGTAGACTCAGCTTCATTAGCAGCAAGTTCTGAAGTATCGGGTTATTCCAAAGATAATGTTAAAAGTGATTTACTTATGAAAACATGGAAACCTACAGCCAATCCTTCTTGGATTAAATTTACTCCGTCCGGTGCTTGCAATATGATGGGGATAATTGGTACAGGGACTGTAACTTTTTCAGTAGGTGGTGTGGCTAAAATATCGAATGTAGCAATCACAGCTAATAAACCGATGTGCTGTTTCTTTGATTCCAGTTCCAGTGAAGCTAAATGGGATTTTACTGGTACTGTCCCTGTCATTGGCCGTCTATTCCTTGGCACTGCTGTAGCACCGACAAAAGGATTGCCGTTGGAGTTTGAACGTGAACGTGTCAATTTGTCAGTAATGACTCGGAGCCGTGGTGGTGTACCGTTCGTAGATGAAAACCCTAAGTTTTGGAAAATGGGGTTCCAGGCCGCTTTTGAAACGGATGCTGTAGTTGAAACTTTACGTGATGGACTTGAAAGTTATGGCATGGAAAAAACCATGTGGGCTTTCGGAATTTCTGGTGATATTACTTTGAACACTGCTTATTATTCCCCAAAAGTTCTTTTTAGTAGAATGACTGAACCATACAAAGAGAAATTCCCGTACACTGGTTTGGGCACTGTATCATTTGGTGTGGAGGAGGCTTTATAATGACCGCACCGGCTGCACCAACTAATGTTGTACTTACCCCAATAAGTGCTACTCGTGCTACTTTGTCTTGGACTGACCCATCTACGAATGCTGCTGAGTTTATTATTGATAAAAAAGTAGATGGTGGGGCATACGTATGGGTTGATACTATTGATGCAACTAATGTTGAAGTGGCAATACTATCCGGGCACACTTATCAATTTAGTGTTAAATCACGTAATCTTGCTCATGAGGAATCAGCTAGGGTAGATTCCAATACTGTAAACACAAATATTCCAGCCACCCCGACAAATTTAAATACCACACAATCAATTATGGCAGTCGTCCTT